TGGTATTCCGCCGCGGGTAGCAAATATACAGGATTCTAAATCTTCTTTAAGCGGTACAGATACGGACAGTCAGCAAAGGGCGTTCTGGAACTTTACTCTGATTCCTCTGCTGAGGAATTTTGAACAGGTTTTGGAAGTACAGTTCTTTAAGAGATTTGAGCTTGAAGAAAGAGGTATTTTCAATTTGGGGTCTATCCCTGAACTTCAGGAGAGTGAGGATGCTCAGAGTAACAGGGATATAGCTGAGATAAATGCAGGACTTAAGACTATTAATGAGGTGCTTAGGGAACGCGGGCTTGAGCCGAAGCCCTGGGGGGATAAGTGGTACAGGAGCTCTGCATTGATACCGGAGAATTAATAATTGAATAATAAAAAAGTTATTATTGCAAGCTGTCACGAAACTGTGAGGCAGCTTTTGCAAAGAGCACTGAAAGATTTTTGCCGGATAACGAATGAAGAGATGTGCTGCAATGAATCGGAGTTATACGAGGTTATTGGCACATATGAGGAGACTTTAATTTTGCTTGATAAATACTTTTTTGGATATGTGATGGACCACAAAATCCGGGAGCTTAAATTCAGGCATAAGGAGCGGACACTTTGTTTCTGCGAAACAGAGGAATGCTCTGTTAATTTTGGATTAAGGGTGCATGAGCTTGGAGCAGACGGCTTTATTGCACACATAGAAAACCAGGAACATTTACGCGATGAGCTTCGCAATGCTATGGCAGGCAGATGTACTTTCCCTGAGGAAGTAAATAACCGCCTTAAAAACCGGAGCAGCTTAGATGCCAAGAATTTTTCTGACGTTACAAAACGAGAGGAAGAAATTGGCTGTCTGCTTGGAGTTGGCTTTAGCCAGAAGCAGATAAAGTTTGAGCTTGGTTTGAGTGAAAAAACAGTGAGTACTCATGTGTGTTATTTGAATCAGAAAATAGGACACAAGGATGATATGGATTACATCATTTTGAATAACCAGTCATTCGCTCATAGAAAGCAGATATTCGGGAGGACCATTTGATTGTAAAAGTAGATGGAATTGAAAACAAGGAGCTTGGCAACAAAGAAAAGCTTTTGAAGTTCTTAAAGGAAAATACCCACTCTGGCAAAGTGAGTCCGCAGGTAGAAGTGTTCAAGAGCATTGATGTTCAAAAAGATACTTTCCACTGGGTAATGAGTACCTTTGATGTAGACCGTGACTTTGAAAAGGTGGACCCGGCTGGATGGAACTTAAAGAACTATCTTGCAAACCCTGTGATACTGTGGAGCCATGACTATTCAATTCCGGCCATTGGCTATGCCCAGAATGTAAAAGCCGAAAGTGTTCTTGAAGGTGATATTGTTTTTAATGACAGGGAGTTTGACGAGTTTGGCTGGAGCATCGGGCAGCGAGTTAAGGCTGGAGCTCTGCGCTGCGGTTCTGTTGGCTTTATTGCAGATGAGGTTGAATTCTTAGAGTCTAAAGACCGCGAATGCGATCTGATATTCCGCAAACAGGAGCTTTTGGAATTTTCTATCTGCTGTGTTCCGGCAAATCCTTTTGCAAGAAACAGCGGAAATAAAAAACTTGAAATAACGGAAGTGATTCAGGAACCTGAAGAACTTTCGTTTTATGACAGATTGAGACAAGGCCTGGCACGGGCTTAGTTGTGCAAAAAAAAGAGGAAGTGCAAGGCAACTGCTCTTCCTCAGAATGTGGATGAGCTAAAAATTGCTTTCGCAATTTTTTTACGCTCTTCGATTGACCACCGCCCGCCAGCGGGCTTACACAGGAGGACAAACTAATGAATGAAGTAATTTTGGCTTTGCATAAGAGATTGGAGAGTATGAAATCTAATCTTCCAAGCGAAGCGGCTACTGTTGAGCAAATCAACAAGTATTTCCTGGAACAGCAGGAAATTACAGAACAAATGCTGAAGATTCTGGGAGACCAGGACGATGCTACAACAAGTGAGATTCTTGGCGTTAAGGATGCCATAAAGAATTTCCGCGAAGCAATGAAAAAAGCTGACACAAAAATGGAGCAGCTTAGCCTTCGTGATGTTGAGTACAACCTTGGAAAAGCTTTGTGTGCCGCCTGGAACAAAGATACCCAAACTCTTGGAGAGCTGAAGTTCTGCCCTAACATAAGAGCAGAAAAATGGAACAACCCGAAAGACTTCTCCTGGGAGACCGGAAAAGGCTTTGTGCCATCTAAAGCAGTACTCGGAGAACCAATCGGAAACCTTGCAAACAACGACCAGTACCTTATCAATCCGATTTACGAAGAGACCATCATGCAGGAAGCTGCAAAGCAGTCAATGATGATGAATCTTGTAACTCATCGCCCTATGAGCGGCCCATCCATCTTTATTCCTGAAAGAGACCGCGGTGGCATTGAGCTTAAATGGCTCACAAGTTACGGACAGAAAATTGATGCAACAAAATCAAACATGCCAACAAGAACAGAGCTCAAAGCTTACACACTTGCAGGCTACGTTCCATTCTTCGATGAGTTTGGAGAAGATGTTTTTGTGGACCTTGGAAAGATGTTCCTGGAAGACTTTACCGAAGCCTACGGCCAAGAGTTTGACCGCCAGTGCCTCATTGCAGATGACGACCCGTTCACAGGAGCCATTAACATGGAGCACGCAGAAGTCCACGCAGCTTCAAGCGCAACCATAGCAGATTTGACATATGAAGACTTCAGAGCCGCCGAGCTCAAAGTGGAACCGGAAGAAAGAAAGTATTGTAAGTGGTTCATGAACGAAACAATCTTGAACCACATTACAAACATCAAAGATGACAACAACAACCCAATCTGGCGAAAGCCATGGGAAGGAATGCCAGGAAGACTTGATGGCTACGACGTAATAGAAAGCCGCCTTCTTCCACAGTTTGCCGACATAGAAGCAGATACCACCTTTGCCATCTTCATGAATCCAAAGCGCATCATCCACGGCAACAGAAAAGGAATCGAAATAAAACGTTTTGACGAAACAACAGAAGGCTTGGAATACGGCGAGCTGTTCATGCGCTTCCGTAAGCGCGACGGCTTCCTGGTTACAAGACCTAAGAAGAACATGGTCCTGTTAAAAACAAAATCAGAATAGCACACTGAACAAAGTGTGACTGAGAAACAAAACTAACTTCCAAAACCATATGTAATATGGCTTTGGAAAACGGGGGCGAAAATTTAAAAACCGAAGTGAAGGCAAATGCAAGGCTGGAGCGCAGCGACACCGCGAAGCGGCTTGGCCTTGCATTTGACTGAACGGAGGTTATACTTGCCTCTGCCCCGTTTTTCTTACATAAGAGGAAAAATGATACCCTTTACATTTGAAGAACTTCAGAAAATATTAGAACTTAAACCAGACGAAATAGACACAGATACTCTGATTTTTAATGCTACAATATCTTATGTTGAAAAACTTCTGGGCTATACTCTTGAAGAAAAGAATTACAATGAATTACAGACAGTAAAAGACTGCCAGGTATTCACTGACCATGAAAACATTTCTGAAATGATAAACATTATAGATATGAATACTAAGTTCCGAGTACCAAACTGTGTGATAGATGGCCAACGTATAATCTTTATAGATCCAGCACTTGAAGGACATGTTGTTTTCTTAAATTACAATGCAGGCTTTACGGAGACTACTTTACCAGCAGATTTAAAAGAAGCAATTACAAAACTGTTTATTTTAAAAAAGAAAGAATTTTTAATACTGCAGAATACAAATGAAAATACAAAGTTTGAATTAACAGAAGATATTCAATCTGTAATCGATATATATAGAAGAAAATGCTTATGATTAAGAGTTTTGAAAGTGTTTATAAGGAACTGGAATACCTTTTTATTCAAAAGCTCCCTGGGTATATAGATATAACAAACAAAGAACACAATGACGGAATAATACTAAAACCATTTGCAAACACAAATCTTACAGATGAATGCCTTAAGCTGCCATGTTTTAAGTTTAGCTTGGAAGAAGCAGAATATACAGAAAAGGATAGAATTATTGAAAATTCTGTATTCAATTATAGTATGAAAATAATAACAGACATACAAAATAAAAAATTATATTTCTGGCGGTATACAGAAGCATTTAGACAGATGATAGAAGAAACAGAAATCACAAGTAATATAACAGAATTTAGAATTAATAAGATTACAGATGACAAAATAATATTCAGAATCGTGTTATAATATAACCATGCTAGTAAGATTTTTCAGGACAAAAGAATACGCAGAGCAATTTTTAAGTGGGAAAATATATTGTAATCCGCTTTCATATTTCCAGACTTATATAAAGGATGAAGAAACTGCAAAACTTGCAGAGAATAAAATTACAGATGTTCTGGAAGGTTCAATGCAAATGACAAAAGAATGTTTTCCATTTGCTATGTTTAAAGAATATTTAAGTAGTGATTCTTACATTGTATTCCCAGAGTACAGCAAAAGTCATATTTGTTGTTTTTCTAATAACAGAAAAGGTAACTACCCTAATAATATGGAAGCTTTTGGCCCATATTGTGTTGCTGTGTACAATTTTCCAAAATTTGCAAAATATATTAAAAAAGCCGTAATGAAAAATAATAGCTTATACTATCTTACAGGGGGAGTAAATTATTACTGCCCTACAAGGAATTTAGTGCCTGTAAATCATAAAAGTCTTATTTTAATGTCTTTGGAAGGATACAGAGTTTTATATAAAGATAATTCTGCAGCATTTATTTATAAAGATGTTTTTAACAAAATAGATCGATACAGTGAACAAAATGAATGGAGACTTTTTCTTTATAAAGAAAATTGGAACACAGATAGTTTTATTCTTGATACCGGAGATTTAAGTGACTGCTGCAAAATGATTAAACCTGAATATGCAGAAATTGATAAATGTATAAATGACTATCAACAATCAGAAGCTGCAACTAAAATCAAAGGGAATATCAACAGAGATAAATTAAACAAAATGATAATAAATAAAGACCCCTGGGGAAAAATCCATTTTACAATAGGCAGCACAGTTGAACCAGAAAAAGAAATTGGAAAAATTATAAAACAAATATCACCAAACTATATTAAAGAAACCGGAGAACCAAAAAGAGCGGTGATTAGACTGCTTTTGGAGAAGTATTAAATATTTTATCATGTTCAAAAATTGAACTTAATTGACATATTATAAAAAACAATTTAAAG